ATGCAAGACATCATTAAACGATCAGCCTCGACTGCAATCGAGGCTGAAGCAGAATCAATAACCCATTAGAGACAAAGGAGCTATCAATGGAAATTGTAACATATCAGGATAAAGCAATACAAAGTTATAACGACATCGAAAACGTTGCGAAGGCAATGGTTTCAAGTGGTTACTTCACAGACTCGACCAAAATCTCACAGGCAATTGTCAAGATTATGGCGGGGCGTGAAATTGGAGTTGGACCATTCGGATCAATGAATGGCATCCACATTATTCAGGGCAAGCCTGCTTTTGGAGCAAACATCATGGCAGGCAAAGTCAAGTCAAGCGGACGCTACAACTACCGCGTTACTGAAATGACCGATGAAGTTTGTACCATCGAATTTCTGGAGTTTTTCAACTTTGCATGGACAACAATCGGTGTATCAAGTTTCAACATTACAGACGCTAAAAAAGCCGGTACGAAGAACCTCGACAAATTCCCTCGCAATATGTTATTCGCAAGGGCAATGAGCAATGGAGTTCGTTGGTACTGTCCAGATGTTATGAATGGGTCTGTGGTTTACACGCCTGAAGAATTAGGGGCGGATGTTGACGAAGACGGCAATGTAGTCAATGTACATTTTGTTGAAAGCACACCGGTCAATATTCCAGAACCAGAACCGGAAGTTATTGAGGCAAAGCCTGAACCGCAAGCCAACGATGACATCATGACTATCGAGCGAGCATCAAAAGTCACGAACAGCGAAGGCACGCCTTACGTTGACATTCCGAGCGACACCTTACAGAAGATGGTGATCGGAATCAACAAGGGCTTGAAGAATGGCATAGATGACGAAAAACGAGCCGAATACCTGGAAAAGAAACAGGCTATCGGCGTCATTCTCAAAGCACGCGCAAACAAAGAAATTTAGGCGCGGGTTTCCTCCTCCTTTTCCCGCGAAGCCTGCCGGCGGGCTTGATACACCGGCAGAAAGAATTGAGAAATGAGCAACAAAAGATCTATCGAGAACAAGGTCCTAAGTGCAGTAGGAATTTACTGGAAGATCAAAAGTAGATACGATCCTGAATACGACCTCGACACGAAAGGAATTACCGTCAATTGGGCGGAAATGGACCTCGCAGATGCGGTAAATGAACTTGCAAAGGCAGTTATCGAATTGTCTGAAAAGGTATTTGGAGCGGATGAGGAAGGGGCAATAACATGGATATCTACGGAAAAATAGAACAATACTCAAACTTGACCTTCGGAATTGACGCAATCGGCCAGGAAAAACAAGCATTAATTGATGAAGTTTTGACACCGGAAATCAAAGAAAAACTGGCAGAAATTGACGCGGAATTTGACCCAAAAGTTGACGAACTTGCGCAACAAAAATCGATGCTGGAAGGCGACATCAAGCATGAAGTTTTATCTGCTGGTCGCACGGTCAAAGGCACATATCACAGCTTCGTTTGGTCCAAGCCGCGCGTTAGTTGGGATACCAAAGCATTAGACGGTTACGCGCTGGCACACCCGGAAATCGTGCAATTTAGGGCTGAGGGAGCACCCAGCGTGAGCGTGAGGAAAGCATGAAACCTAACGACTATTACCGACTGAAATCCGCCGAAATCAAGGAAGCCGACATAAGACTGGTCGCAGCCGTTATGAGCGAACACGTGGGCGAAGAAAACGCCGTAAGAATGGAAAAACTTGTTGCGCGGTGCGGATTAGGGGAGCGCCAGGTACGCGACATTCTGGAAGTGTTGGTCAAGGATTACAAGTGGCCGATTGGCGCTCACGCTGGCAAAGCCGGTCGCTGGATCATCGAGAACGAACAGGAACGCTGGCACGTGGCGAATGAGTTGTTGAGCCGTGAGAATGAGCTGCGAGCACGGCGCAAGGTGATCGAACAGGCGCACATTCCGGCGAAGTTGGAGCTGGATAATCAAGTGCCACAGCTGAAATTGTTTAGGTGACATATGGCTAACTACAGACAGATTCACACGCAAATATGGCGCGACAACTGGTTCTTAGATTTAGAGCCAGACGAAAAGTTGCTGTTTATCTACTTATTCAGCAACGACAACTCCAACCTGGCTGGCATCTACGAGTTGCACGAACGGATTATTCAGCTTGAGACTGGATTAGACCGCAAGCGCATCAATGAGATCATAACCAAGCTTGAAGGTGACGGCAAAGTATTTTATCGAGACGGCGTTGTCTGGATTGTGAACATGCAGAAGTACCACTCAAACGCCGGTGAAAAGGTAAGAAGGAATATCGAACTGATTATTGAGGGTATTCCGGACTGTGAGGTGAAAGAAAAATACTGTATTTACAACGGTATTGAGTTAGAAAATACCCTATCGGAAATAAAAGATACCCTATCGTATAGTAAGAGTAAGAGTAAGTTAAAGAGTAAGAGTAAAACCGAAGAAGAAGAGGAAGCGCAACCGGAAACGCCTAACGGCGGTACTTTTCCGTCCACTGATAAATTGTCTTCGGTTTGTCATATCTACAAGGATAAAATAGGAAAGCTTGACTCAAAAGATGCGGCGATGCTTAAAGATTTGACAGTTGCTTATGGGGTTAGTGATATTGGGCGTGCGATCGAGCATATGGTCGCGCATACGGATAGACCGAACGGGGCTTATCTGAGAAAGGTGCTGGACGGCTGGTTCAGCGAGAAAAAGATTAGAAAGGTGTACGCGTGATGGACCAACAATGCGTGACTTGCCGGTACGTTCAAACGGCAATTGTGAGACCGCAAGGGTCAGAGCCGAAGCGGTTAGTTGTGACGTGTGAAAAAGAGCACGCGCCGATCTGGTTATTCAGCGGTGCAGAGTGCGAAGATTATCGATCAAAACAATCAGAAACACAGGAGCAAAAATGATGGAATTTGTAAAATTTGGCAAAATTGCAAGGCTTAGCAGAACGGTTGTAATCACCGAAAAGATAGACGGCACTAATGGTTTGATTGCCATTGGTGAAGGTGGCGAATTCCAAGTGGGTTCTCGTAACCGTTGGATTACCCCACAGAACGACAATATGGGCTTTGCTCGTTGGGCGTATGAAAACAAGGACGAACTGATGGGCTTGGGAGTTGGTTATCACTATGGGGAGTGGTGGGGGCAAGGCATCCAGCGTGGTTATGGTCTGAAAGAAAAGCGTTTTAGCCTATTCAATACATCACGTTGGTCCGATGATAGTGTGCGCCCTGCTTGCTGTGGTGTTGTGCCTGTGCTCTACGTGGGCATGTTCGATACAGCCAAAATTCAGGCTATTTTAGACGATTTGGCGACCAACGGAAGTAAGGCTGCCCCCAACTTTATGAAACCGGAAGGCGTGGTTATTTATCACACTGCGGGCAATCTGTATTTTAAAAAGACAATTGAAGGTGACGATCAACCGAAATCAATCAATCAAACACAGGAGCAAACATGTACCAAAAACTAATTTTTATTGGCAATTTAGGCAACACACCAGAAACACGCTACACGGCAAAGGGCGATCCCGTCACCTCGTTTAGCCTTGCGACTTCGCGGCGTTACGGCGAGACGGACGAGACGACATGGTTCAGAGTGAGCGTGTGGGGCAAGCAGGCGGAGTCGTGCCAGAAGTATTTGAGCAAAGGCGCGAAGGTGCTGGTCGAGGGGCGGTTGAAAGCAGAGCCGAACGTGTACCAGCGCAAGGACGGCACGTGGGCAAGCAGTTACGAGTTGACGGCTGAGAGCGTGCGATTCCTGACACCGAAGGGCGAAGACGCGCCCGTTGAAGATTATCCGTTTTAGGAGGATGAGATGACAGATTTCACAAAAGAATTTATAGCCGAAGCGAGAGAATCAATAACCGAGCCAGGTGTTGAGAGATACATATGCATTCCAGTTCAACTTGAAATGCTTGATGAAATCGAGCGTCTACAATCCCGCATTGCCGAGCTTGAGGCGGAAATTGACCAACTTACCGCTCACGATGCTACAGAGCGGCAAGATGATAAGTGGATACCGGAGGTGCAGGATGTGTAACTTTTTCAGTTTTGTAACAGACCCAGTGAATCACCCAGCGGAGTATTACTACTTCGACTGGGAATATCGCCAGTCTCACCTTGACGATGAAGGAGTGGACAGCCATTCGCACATCTGCGCACACTTCAAACTCAACGAGGACAGATGTAACAAATATGAGTTCAATCCGCTGACTGGAAGATTTGATATTGACCAAATCAACTCGGAGCGTGATGACAGCGAGGCGGCTGAAAAGTGGGCAAACAGGCTGGACTTCAAGACAATTGTCGAGCCGCTGATTATCAAGCCGATTGTGAACCCACTTGGGTTGCCGAAGGTTGAACAAGTGACAGATGAACAAATTGGCTGGTTGAAGGTCTGGGCTTCGGTCTGGGCGTCGGTCGGGGCGTCGGTCGGGGCGTCGTTCGGGGCTTCGGTCTGGGATTCGGTCGGGGCTTCGGTCTGGGCTTACGTATCAGCGTTTTTCGCCATCGATTACGAGCACGACTTTTCATCGGCAGTTAAACTGTGGGAAGCTGGATTAGTGCCATCGTTTGACGGTAGAACGTGGCGATTGCACAGCGGCGAGAGAGCTGCTGTGGTGTTCGAGTGGATGCCGGGGGTGCAGGAATGAGCACAGACGAATTAAAAACAATATTGGAGCAACACAAGTTGTGGCTGGAAGACAACGGGGGAGAACGTGCTAACCTGCGAGGTGCTGACCTGCGATGGGCTAACCTGCGAGGGGCTGACCTGCGATGGGCTAACCTTGATTACTCGTGCTTGCCTCTTTGGTGCGGTAGCAAGGGGATGATCGTTGATAGGCGCATTGCGGCACAAATAGCGGCTCACTTTTGTGCGTTGGTTTGCGATGATGCTGACTATCAGGCGGCACGAACCGCAATATTGGAGTTCGCAAGGACGAGCCACAGGGCAATGGATTTAGGCTTGTTAGAGGAGATTGTCAAAGAATGTAACGATGTTGCCACTCCAATTGATGTCGCACTTCGTAAGCGCATTGCAGAGTTGGAGGGGAAAATTGACCAACTCACCGCTCATAGTGACATCGAGCGGCAGGATGATAAATGGATTCCGG